TTTCTACGCTCTAGACTCGCGAGATACCCCCGGTACCGACCGCAATTATGCAGCGCAAGGCGCTATTGAAACCTCGAACGGATGGCAACGCTTGGCATCCAATGTCATTACCGACACTCTGACCAACACTTATGGTGGCTGGCTGGGCATCCTCTTTAAGGGTGCGCAAGGGGTGGATTGGGATGATTTCATCACTGCCCCCATCGATACTACCCGTGTCGATCTCAAGTACGACAAGACTTTCGTTTACCGATCGGGGAATGAGCGCGGTGTGCTCAAAGAAACAAAGTTGTGGCATCCAATGAATAAGAACCTGTACTACGACGATGACGAGTCTGGTGCAACGGTACCGTCGAGGACATGGTCTGTACGCGATAAGCGGGGTATGGGTGACTATCACATCTTTGACTTGTTCTCTCAAGGCAGCAGTGGTTCTACGACGGACCTGCTGAAAATAAGGTTTACTTCAACTATGTACTGGCATGAAAAATGAACTCCTTCACTTCGTAGAATACAACGTTACCATCCATCCACTCCCAGTCGGGCTCCGTCCCGACTTTGTACACGTGTAAGCGAGGATCCACATTGCAAATGAAGATCGCCGGTTTGCCCCACTTAACCCGGCGCTTCTTTGCATACTTGTCCTGCACGCTAAACTCGTGCTGACCACCTAACCAATCTTTGTAATTGAAATATCCGGCATTGAGTCCGTATGCCATGTCGTCGAAGATGGCGTACTGGACGGATCCGGGTTCAAAACCCTCAAGGTTCCATAGACCCCCGTGGTAGAAGTGATCTCCCAGGGATCTTGCCCAAACTGACTTTCCGAGCCTCGTGGCTCCGTATAATACCAACCCCTTTGGACTAAAAATATGTCAGCGCGACCGAGCTTGCGAGGGATGCCTAGTTCCACCACCAATCATAACGGAATGTAGAAAATTGGGGCTGCGTAAAGCAGTCCCTCTGCTTACCGTCCGGTGAGCCCACCCCTAAGGTTATCGTCAACCCAGTCCAATAATATATCAGGAACGTCAAATGTACCTTCTGGACCAACATACGACTCCACAACTGGCCTATACTTCCAGTTTGCATACGCCTCCAATGACGTGAAGTTGCATGCTAGGTTGCGAGGAGCCAAGCGCGAAACAACATCAAAAAACTCCTCTTTAGTCCTTGCAGAGATGATCTCATGCCAGACGTCAGAGGCGGGTCTGTCAGCCACATCCTGATCCCCTCCGGGTCTCGGCCCCTTCTCAGCCACGATGTAATGGCCGTCCTTCGTGCCCGCATGCTTCCCCGGGTAATCCCAGCCTCTTCCAGGATTCGCACGCTTGACCTTAATATTCGGTGAGCGGCCTCCCACAGTGAACGTGGCACGCGCGTCGCGGTCAGTGTAGGGTTCATCGAAGCATACCATAGCATGGAAATGAGGCTTTCCATCCTGATGCAGCTCTCGACCCACCCGGTAGTTGCATCCAAGGCTCTCAAGCAGCTCGACCAGGTCGTGTACAGGCCAGTCGTCTGGGGTGGTAGAAAAAGTGAGCATAAAGAAGTGTTCATCGTTCAGTTGGTACTTCTGAGGCATTTCGCGGAGGGAGGTTTTTCTGGCGAAACTAACATTGTAGCCAGAAAAAAAAAACGCGACCCTCTTATACTTAAGAACACCGGCCCCCCGCCCATGAGCCGACATGGGCTGCCAAGACGATCCAGCCATCGACGTCCACCACTGCAACGCTAGATGTCATCACCGTCCCTCGAAACAGTACCTAGCGCGCCAACCAATGCCCGTCCGACGACGCTATGGCTCGTATCGGGCAAGAACAACAACAAAGCGTTCCGGTCGGCGCTCGCGCTTCACCGCGAGAACGCGTCGTTACAAGAAGCGTACGACGGTCCGAAGACCCATGACGAAAAAGAGAATCCTCAACGCGACGTCCCGAAAGAAGCGTAATGGCATGCTGACGTGGTCCAACAGCACCTCCACTGGTGCCTTGGCCACTGTGTCGCAAGCCCCCCTCACCATCGCCGGCTCCCCATCGGGTGATGTCCGCGGCTTAATTCACTTCCGCCCCACCGCCATGGATTTAGACGACGCGGCGTCCAATCCGAATTCCATCGTCAGCCAACCGGTTCGCACTGCCACTGTATGCTACATGAGAGGCTTCGCCGAAAATGTCCGCATAGAGACTAGCACCGGGAATCCGTGGTTCCACCGGCGCATTTGTATTACCAATAAGGACCCACTTTTCTACGCTCTAGACTCGCGAGATACCCCCGGTACCGACCGCAATTATGCAGCGCAAGGCGCTATTGAAACCTCGAACGGATGGCAACGCTTGGCATCCAATGTCATTACCGACACTCTG